AGTTGTCTTCTTCTTAAAATACTGCTTTTCTGTAACTTGAGTTCAGGGTTTTTGTGTGGTGGAGTTAATACTTCTGGAGTAATTGCCGCCATATCACGAAAACTTGGTCCGTTAAATGTCCTTGTAGTAGCAGATTGTGTGCTAATAGAAGGGAATTCTGATTCCACAATTATGGGTTTTTCTTCCTTTTTCAAATTTTCCGATGGTCGTTTGCGATTGCGCATATGAGGTGGGATATAATGTGATGTTGACATTTTGATATACTGTTATTAGATTTTCTAACATAAAATTCGTTTTCAAAAACGAACTTACGCAGATGATACATTGGTAAGCCAAAGAATGACATACGGTGTATGTATCTCTCCAAACGGAACTGTAAGTGAAATTCAAATTCCTACAAAGACTAAAGATGTATTAGACTGGATACGTAAAAAATATAAATCACCTGAATTTCAGTTTCAGGGAAAAATACAAGACCCAACAAAAGAAACCCAGTGGTTATCTATATTTGCTGCTGTTTCTGATGATCCTGATACTGCAAATTCTCATATGCTTCCTTCTCCTTTTGATGAAGAAACATACTCTGGAAATATCGTAGTTCTCGCAACAGAATCAGAAGATGAAGATGAATATGAACCACAAATTTCTTCGTATGTGAATTTGAAAGCAAGTGACTATAATACTTTGTATCAAGAATGGACATTTGATGCTCCAGAAGAAGAGGAAGATGAAGTGTTGGAAATAGATGAAGAAGGAGACGAAGATTTAGATGAAGATTTAGGAGGTGACGATGAAGAAGAGGAAGAAGAAGTAAGACGTGAAATTGTAAACACTTCACGACCAGTTCATTCGAATAAAAAGAACGTATTTATTGAAGTAGCGATCCGCGATAAAGTAATTGAAAACTTTGAAGAACTTTTGCAAAATAAAGATTTGTCTACCGAACTAGAAAACGCCGTTCTTCATGTCGTAAGCGATCAAGCATTAAAGGAAGGAATAGATGTAGATTGGTCAAATCGCGTGTTCTGGAACATGTATCGCAGCAGAGCTATTTCGGTTTACGAAAACTTACGTGGAAAAGGAGGATACGTCAACAATCCCGAAAACTGGTTAGAACAACTTCAAAAAGGAGAATTAACGCCTCGTGCGTTTGCAGAAATGACGGCCGTTGATTTGTATCCTCACCGATGGAAGGCATCGATCGAAAAGATCATTGAAATGGAAAAGAAATTATACGCCAAAAACGATACTGCTTCTATATTCTTATGGTGCTCACGTTGTAAGAAGAAATCTAAGTGTGATTACTATCAACTTCAGACTCGGTCTGCGGACGAACCGATGACGACTTTTGTAACTTGTTTGGAATGCGATCGTCGCTGGAAGTTTTAATTATAAGTGTTGGTTCTGGAGAAGGAGGAATCTTTATTACTGGCATGGATCTGTACATTGGATCAATTATGGATTCACGTCCTATGACAGGAGACTGATTATCGCTTGGATAGACGTATATTGGGTCTAATCCGTTAGTGATTTCCGGCTTTTTTACGTCAGGAGTGGTTTTTGCGAACTTAGCGTTGAATTGTGCTATAATTCTGTCTGGAATTTGAGGACTAGTTTCCTGTAATCTTTGGTTTTCGTCTCTCACTATTTTTAACATATCTTTGGCTGTCATACGTTCGTTTCTTGGTAACGCAAGTTCAATTAATATGAATTTGTGTAACTTCGCATACGTTATAGACGCAATACGATGTCCTTCTGTTCGTTTTGCCCATCCGAAATAATTAGATACAGTGGTAAGTATTCCTATAGATAAAGTTATTCCACCAGAAACTATATTTGCGACCGTAGGATTTGGAAAAACCATATTAAATCCCATAGATGTAGAACCTGCCAATGTTGCCAAAATAATGGAAGGAATGGTGATGCTCGTATTCAATCTAGAAAATAACTTTTCTGATCTTGTATGAAGCCAAGAGTAGCATAATGCTACTTCCCCTTCGTCAGAAATAATCTTTTCCAGTTGCGAATTCCATGTTATTTCGTTCTTTATCTCCTCATCCATTGTAAATTATTTGTATTAAATAATGGTGTGGGTGTATGATGATACTAGACTGACTTCAGATGAAAAAAAGGTAATGGATTTTATCCATGAACGCACTCACAATAAAGATTTAGCAGAACGTTCTGCTAAACTCTTGAACTTGGTGAAATATTTGCGTTCTCATAAGTTTCGAAGTGCAAAGCATTTGGAAGAGTCTGTGTTTTACGATCGAAAACATACACGTCCAATGTTCAACGAAAAAACTGCGAAGTTATCGTTTGAATCTTTGAAGAAGAAAGGAGGATATTCTCAAACACATCCTGTCACAGATAGATTGGTTAGAGAATTAATAACGAATATTCAATCCTTACTTCCCCAATTTGTAAGCACTAGTTCAAACAGCGTTTATTCTTCGGTTGTGTCTCCTTTAACTTCTTTGGAACAATCTATGCCTTTACTTCGCACATTGTTGAAGATTTACAAGGCAAGTGTAAAGTTAGGAGATTCGGCAGTTGAAACAATTGCCGCAGATTTAGGTGGTCCAATCGGAGAAGGTATAGTCGCTATTCCTGTTGCCTTTGTAGGTTCTATTGCCGCTTTAGTATCTGTATTGGAAGACGATTTGGGGGGAGCAGTTGCGCAAGTAGCACAAGCTACTCCGTTTATTGGTCCAACATTGAGTACAATAGTTTCGTCCATTGAAGAAAACTTGAAGGGCGGAAAGAGATTTTCAACCTACAAGAATAGATCATACAAATGGCAGAAGAAGACCAAGCGAATCAAATCCGTGCGATCATAAAAGAATGGGTCGCTCTGGATGATGAAGAACGTAACTTAAAGCAACAAATCAAAGCTATTCGTGAAAAGAAAACTCGTAATTCCGAATCTATTTTAAAGTTTATGAGAGACAACTCGGTGGATAACTTTGCCTTGGAAGGATCAGGTGTTGGAAATATAAGTCGTTCAGTAAGAACTTCACGTCCTCCTTTACGTCGTGAAACAATCCGAACACAATTACTTATTCAGTTTGCTGATCAACCACAAAGAGTTGCCGAAGCGTTGCGTCAAATTGAAGGTATCGCAGAAGGAGCAGATGATATGACGTCTACTACAGGAACAGTAAGAGAAGTATTATCAAGAAGAATCCCTAAACAAAAAAATAGTATGACTATTTAATTTTTTTAATTTATTTGGGTTGGAGGTTCTTTATGGCCTCCGCTGCTGCTAATTGTTCTGCTTGTTTTTTCGTTGGAGCAGTTCCAATTCCTAAATGTATTCCTTTCTCGTCCACTGCCGCCATTGTATACATATTGGTCGCAGCAGACACCACTTCGTATTTCGGTGTTTGATGAAACCTTGCTTGGTATAGTTTCTGTAATTGTTCCTTGTAATTTGTATTGTTCATCAGTATCTTTGGAATATCGATATACGTTTCAATCAAACATACGACAAATGCGTATACGACTTGAAAGTTGTATTTTGAATCGGTCCACAGAGCGCCAATAAACGCTTCTAATATATCTCCTAATTTTTTAGAGTTTGTTCTTCCGGCACATACGTCTTCGTTGTGTCTTGAAATAATATAGAACTTATCAAGTCCTATTTTTTGACTTAATGTTCCCAGCATCTCGTTACACACAATAGATTTCTTCAAATCTGTCATGAATCCTTCGTCTTCATTGTATCGTTCCATCAAGTAAGTAGATACACAAGATCCCAATACTGAATCACCTAGATGTTCTAGTCGTTCATATGATTTCTTGAATAATCCAATACATTCTGTTGGTTTGTCTGCGAGTTGTGCTTTATCTCCTGTAGGACTCACGTATTCGGTGCGTTCTACATAAGACGAGTGAACCATCGCTTCTTGGTATAATGAAACGTTCTTGACATTTGTTACACAATTGTGTTTCTCAAGAATCGCTTGGATATCCTGTTTGGTAAACAAGCGATTTTTTGCGTTGAAAGGGTTGTACACTAAAGGCTGTGTCGTCATTTTT